TCGGTGTTCAGATCCAACTCACCCCCCATGAGGGTGACCACTTCCTCGGCCTTTTCTGCGCGAACTTTCTTCATTGCGTAACTCCTACACTGTTTGGCGTCTCCGCCGGTTTCCGTTTCTTGCTACCTTTTAAGTATACCACACTTTGCAGGTTTGTCAAGCCCCTTAGCCGTTTTTTCTTTTGGGCTGTTCGATCCGGGCTTGCCTGCCATTCCTGTATTATAGCACACTGGAATGAATTGTCAAGGGGGCAGTTTTTACACTGCCCTGTTGACTACTGACAGCCGTTGTCAAAGCAGTCGCACGACGACTGCACTGGCTTAACACTGCCGCATCGCTGACAGATGCCAGCATAGATACGCTTGCCGTTGACGATGACGTAATCCGTTACTTTCATATAACCTCACTACAGACAATGATACCACATGGCGCGCGCCCTGTCAAGTGTGTAGTCTTTACACTACTCTCAGGCGCGCGCCACCACACAGCAGCATGGACACTGCCCACTTGCCTAGCTTGCGGTATTGCTTGCGCGTCAATGTGATGACCATACAGACAGTATACCATGACATATATATTATGTCAAGTGCCCTATTTTTATTGGGCAGACGCCCAATGCTCACGGTCGTCGTTTGCTCTCCTCCCCCTGTCGGGGGAGGTATGTCCCGCTCCGCGGGTCCCATTTCCCCCTACGGGGGAAGGCTAGTCATCACACGTTTGTTTATAAAACGTATGTTTTTACGATTTTATATAACGGGTCCCATATTGTCCGTACCTATTGACCAGATAATAAAAAATGACACACAGTAGTTAGCTGTTCACTTGGTGAACGGCTGCCTGTAAGTCGTTGCAAACAAAGGGTTTAGCGAATTTGCTTGACATGTTTTCCGATTTGTGTTAGAATCTGCACGTACCATCTGCAATGTTTATATCGGAAGAAGAATCAGACCGACGGCGGAATTCACCTGACAATCTTCTGCATAGGTTGGGAAAGATCCCCATCCCGAAGGTTGTCCCTGAACCTATCTCTGAAGTAGACATTGCTTTAGATGAAGTCAACAACGATCCCACCGAACCCACTGAAGATGACGCAGTCCGACTTGCTATTCTGGCTGGCCGACGTCATCTCAAAACCTCTGACCAAAGAGGAGGTAGATATCCTCAACAGGGGAATGTCCCTCCAATTTTCAGAGCACTCATCGGTTCTGCTGCAAGACTCGGAACAGCAGCCGCGACTGCTAAGACCTGGGGAGTCAATCCAACAATGGCTCACCACTATAAACACGGGCGCACCTCTCAAGACAAAGAGTCTCCGGGACTCTCTGAAGCTGTTGATCACAACACGCTGTGCATCCGTGCTCAGGTTCTAGATGTCTTAGCTGCTACTGTTTCAGAGATCACTCCAGAAAAGCTTGAGAACCAGAACGCCAAAGAGCTGTCGATGATCGCGCGCAACCTTTCAGGCATTCTTGCCTCGACGAAGCCTACTGTTATTACTCCTCCTGCTAATAACGCGCAAGTGATAGTCTTTGCTCCAGAGCAGGAAAAAGAGACACATTACGAGACTATCGAGATAGGGTGACAAATGACTGGATATGTAAGAAAGATATTTCTTGATAAAGGTTTCGCGTTCATCGAAGGTTCAGATCAGCGGGACTACTTCTGTCACTGGTCCAAGATCCTTCGATCCTCAGTTCCCTTCAGAAATATGAAGGAGAACGACAAAGTTACCTTTACATTTGAGGAAGGTGACCAAGGGCCAAAGGCACTAAATGTGCTGATAGTCAGAGAGGATCCAAATGGCAGAACCGACACCAACGACCTCAGACAGGGACAGCAGATCCCCGGGGAACGAGGACAGGGCGAAAGAGGGATATCAGCCGGGCGGCTCGGCGACGACAATTCCTCTGAACCCCAGCGGAGCGATCGAGGGAGTGGAGAACCTTCCTCCGGAACCGGAACCTCGAATCAAGGACCCGGCTTCAACAATCTCGGTCAATACAGCGACCTCCTTCGGGGGAACGACACCCCTACCGATAGGAGCGGGCCGCACGATGAAGCAGGTGATCGACCTCGCTCGGGAGCGGGGGGACGTGCAGAAGCTCAAGAAGCAGGAGATCTTCATCAACCTCTCGACGCCGCTGAACATCAAGACCAAACACGGTGAAGTCCAGGCAGGTCCTGGTGACATCGTGATGCGCGTCGGAGGTCATCACGCGGTTTTTTCGCAGGACGCTTTCGAGGAGCTGGAAGGTTTCGACTTCAGTACGGGTAACTGGGACAATCTGCTCAGGGAGACTCTGAAGCGAGGTGTTATTGCACGACGCCTCGATGACGGCAACCGTCTGCCCATGACTCCAGAGCAGGAAGCCGAAGCCGACGAGAACATCGAGCGCGAAGTGGCGAATGCTCGTGAGGCCCGTGATACGGAGCGCGCCCGGAAGCAGAAGCTCGTCGACGCATTCTCAATGCAGGGCAAGGAAGGTGAGGGCGCAACGGTTGCTCAGGTCTGGAAGCCTGTCGATTCAGGTGAGGGTCCTCCCACTGCTACACCTTCAGAGACTGCAACTCTGGTTCCTCAGTCCATTCCAATCGAAGTTATCGATGCAGGTGGTGAAGCCCCTCCTCCAGAACAGGGCGACGCGACAGGCGCGACAGCGGGAAGTCCTGGCTCTTTCACTCCGAGCGGCGCAACACCGGCGGCAGACCTCGCAGGTCTCAGCGCCTGTACAGCCAGCCCGACGACTCCGTGGACTGAGGGTCAGCACGTAGTTCTCGGTGACAACAGCCACGCATACTGGGATGGAACGACCTGGCAGACAGGTGATGCTCCGCCTCCGATCGTGCGCGGCGGAGGTTCAGTTCCTCAATCACCGAACGTTCCTCAGGCCAGACGGTAACGACGAACCGAAGGAGTGGGGACTTCGGTCCCCATTCCCCTTAAGGAGCAATCATGTATCCTCCTGGTGATGCTGCGCCTCCTCAGATGCCTCAGCGTCGAAGAATGATGGGTGCGGGTCCGGGACCTTTAGCTGGTCCTCGTCCGCCGATGCGACCTCCAGGAATGATGGGACGAGGTCCTATGCCTGGGATGGGCGCGCCACAGGGACTCGGTGGAGGTGTGCCTCGGATGCCAATGCAAGCACCTCCGCAAGGACCGATGCAAGGACCGAATCCAAACCAAGTAGATCCAATCGCATTGGAAGCAGTGCGAGGACGACGTCCTCCGGCACTATACTGACGACGAACCGAAGGAGTAGTCAGCCGAAGGAGTAGTTAGGTGCCTGCCAAGTCTGCTAAGCAATATCGTTTCATGCAAGCAGCCGCGCACGGTGGACTGAAGGGTCCTCAGAAGATCGACCCTGCTGTCGCAAAGGAGTTCGTTCGGGCTACGCCCGACCGGAAAAGAAAACTTTGGAGTAAGAAGTAATGCCTACTTATAGTGTTCCCGCTGGAGTCCCGACAATCCTCCTGCAAAATGTCATCTATGCTCTACCTGCGCGCGCGTGTATGCTCTTTACTGAGCCAGCGTGTGAAGTTGGGCAAACTATTACTGGTCCCTGGACTGCACCTGTTGCAGGTGTGCGCACCGCAGCCTCATTCATTCGATGCACGACTGGCGCAGCTACGGTGACGGCTAAGGTCTAATGCCATTTCAGTTAGTAGATGGCAACAAAGTCTGGGAGCCTAACAAAAGGCAAACAGACTTCATCAAAATCCCCGACTCGATCTTTGAGGCGATGTACGGGGGCGCGGCCGGTGGAGGTAAGTCAGAAATCCTTCTGATGTTACCCATTGTTCGAGGGTGGTATCAGAATGCTTTCTTCAAAGGAATCATATTCAGGCGCACCTTCCCAGAGTTGGAAGAGTCGCTTATCCCCAGATCGAGAGACATCTACCCACTTTTCGGAGCAACCTACAATGACACAAAACATCGCTGGACATTTCCGTCGGGAGCCTGGATTCAGTTCAGCTATATGCTGCGCGCTGAAGATGCTAGGTCCCACGACACCGCCGAATACAACTACATAGGTTTCGATGAACTCACGGCGTTTGAAGAATTCCAGTACGTCTTCCTCACGTCCAGATGTCGTACTTCAGATTCTTCTTTACCTGCAATCGTTAGGGGTGCTACTAACCCTGGTAACGTCGGCCATGCTTGGGTTCGTCGTCGCTTTGTCGAACCTGCTAGAGCAGGATACACCAAGATCTTTGACAGAGCAGCCAAAAGCTACAGAATCTTCATCCCCGCCAAGCTGACAGACAATCAGTTCTTGATGCAGGCGGACCCTAACTACATCAACAGACTCCAACTTCTACCACTTGCGGAACGTAAGGCCAAGCTCGAAGGTGACTGGTGGACATTCACTGGTCAGGTATTCGACGAATATCGCTTTGAGCACTTCGCAGGTGAGCCAAAGAACGCGCTCCATCTCATAGATCCATTTCCAATTCCAGCTTATTGGCCCAGGATTGTAGGAATTGACTGGGGTCATGCAGCAATGACGTGGATAGGTTGGGCGGCCGTCGCGCCTAACGGACAAGCCTTCATTTACCGTCAGTACGGTCAGAAAAACAGGAAGATCGTTGACTGGGCTAGCGACTTTGTTCGCATATCTCAGGAAGAAATCATAGATTCAGTAGTGATCGACCCGTCAGCGAAAAGACGGGAAGGGGATTTGAAGTCGATATTGCAGCAGTTCAGCGATGTCCTTAATCCTCCTAATCTAGAACAGAGATTCAAGATACAATTAGCAGATAATGATCGCATCAGTGGTAAAATGCTGATGCATGAATACTTGAGATGGAAGCCAAAGCCAGAACGTATCATACCAAAAGAGGGCTACTCGATTGAGATCGGTGCGCGTATCTTCAGAATCTATGGAGAAAAGGCATATAAAGAGTATGCCTCGATGTTCGAGCCGGAGAAGCCGGAAACGAACCTCCCGAAGCTCCAGATTTTCAAGAACTCCCGCATGTATGTGGACAAGGATCTCGGAGCGCTC